GCCGGCGTTCAAAAAGCGGGTGCAATACTCGCCGTGGTTCCAGAGGGCGTTCACCATCCTGCGGGAGTGTGAGGCAGAGGAGGATCTGGACGAGGGGACGATGGTCAAGGAGACCATGAACCGGATCGACTTCGACCGGTGGGGTATCCACTTCGTCAACCTGTCGAAGAACTCGGCCACCTCCGCTGGCCGGACCCGGGCGGGGGTAATGATCGACGAGCTCTCCCGGTTCGACCAGACCGACTCCAAGTTCTCCGCGGACGAGGTGTACGAGGTGCACCAGGCGTCGATGGCCACCCTCTGGCTGGCCAACGAGGAGATGGTCAAGAAGGGGGACTGGCCGAGGTACAGCCCGATCATGGTCTCGATCGGGTCGCCCTACCGGCGCAAGGACAAGATTATGACGCTGATCGGGGAGGACGCCAAGAAGTCCGTGAAGATGTTCGTCTTCAAAAAGGCCACCTGGGAGCTTAACCCGCAAATATCGAAGGACAGCGAATTCATCAAGGACCAGTACCGCCGGGACCCGGTGGTGGCCGAGCGGGACTTCGCCGCCAACCCCCCGGGGGCGGAAAATCCGGGGTTCGATCCGGACAAGATAGATGTCTGTCTGGACCGGTCCCGGGCACCGATCCTGCGGTACCGCGTGGACCACATGGACACCATCGTGCAGGACAAGGTGTTTCACTACCTGCGGATCAAGCTCGACTCCTGTGTGAACGACAAGATGACCTCGAGGTATATACACTGCGACGCTGGCCGGTCCGACTGCGCCTTCGGGCTCTGCGTGTTCCACAAGGAGCCGACGCCCGACGGGAACTGGCGGTTCGTCGAGGATGCGGTGGTGATGATCAAGGCCCAGCGGGAGCGGACCGGAAACGAGACGATAGTCTGGGAGGTCCATTTCCCGAGCGTGGAGGAGTTCGTCCTCGACCTAGCCAAGTACCTCAACATCCGCACCATATCCTTTGACCGATGGCAGTCGCTTCATTTCCTCGACTCCCTGCGGGACAAGAAGATCCGGGCGGTTCCCTACTCGGTCACCCGGGCTACTTACATGGACTTCCAGACCGATCTTTATGACATGCGGATATCTATGATCCCCGGGGCGGAGGGGAGCGGGGAGCTTAAGGCCGTGGACGAGCTCAAGGAGCTGTCGGACGACGGGATCAAGATGACTCCGGTGCAGTCGGACGACTTGATCCAGTGCGTGGCCGCCGCCCATCACCACGCCAAGTGGGACGAGAGGGACATCCAGGCGGCGATGAGGGGCAAGCACCGGGGAGGGCTTCACCCGCAGAACTTCTCGTCGGTCCCGGCCAAGAGGCGACCAGGAAGATTCGTTCATTTAAGGAGGTATTAACATGGGAATCAAGGCGAAGGAGGTCGGGACCGTCGCCCTGTGCGAGGCCATCTCTAGGCTCGGGCTCGCACTGGCGTTCGAGACCCGGACCGGAATGGAGATTGACCGCAAGTCGAAATGGCCCGTAAGGGGGAAATATGAGTATTGCCTTTTGTCGGGAGAGCGCGTGGTGTTCAAATCAGGGCACCTAGACCATCTGGAAATTTATGTAGAGGGAATGATGGAGGGACGCCTGACATGTCCCTGCCTCGCCTGTAAAAATCATTATCACTGGTTCGAAATAAGGGAGAGGATGAGGGAGGCCAATGCGAAAAAAGGGAAAGGTGCTAGGAAAAAAGCGGGCCCCTATCGCAGGGCGTGAATACTGCGACAGTTGCTCCTACGGACGGGGGTACTGCGGGATCAGGATGATGGCTCCCCTCCGGATCGGGGAGGGGGAAACGCCTCGCATTGCGAGTCTCGCCCTCGCACTGTCGGAGATGCTGAAAGGCGGGAGGCGGATCAATATCATTTCCTGCTCGGACTGGGCCGACCCGAAAAAGAGGCATCCGTCCATACAAACGGTGGCCGAGGGGGAGATACGATTCCGGCGGACGAGGGGCGGGTACATCGTGGAGAGAGTCGGGGGGGGCGGTGCCGGATCTGGCGGACATCATAAAGGCGGAGGCGAAGGACAGGCTCATCCTGATCGAGGATGACCTGCTTTTCGTCGCCACATTCGCCCCGAGGTACCGGCAGCAGGCGGACGAGCACGCCGGCATGCTTCGGTCCCGGGGGAAGGACATCAGGATGCGGGCTTTCGCCGTTGAGATCAAGGAGGCCAACCCCCGGACCCGGATCGTCACAAAATGGGAGAAGGCGGAGGGGATGTCGCTATGGCTGAGGATATCGGCGGAATAAAAAATCAGGCCCCCGACAACCTCGAGTATCTGTGCTCGTTCTACAAGGTGCGGCACGGCGCCTGGCCGGATTTGGTCGGCCTCGAGGAGTTCGGGATCCGCCCCGGGAGCATGGTGGATGTCGCCACCATCGACCTAAAGACCTGGATAGTCCGCGGGTTCGAGATAAAGCGGAGCCGGCGGGATTTCCTGCGGGACGACAAATGGAGGGGCTACCTTCCGTTCTTCAACTATTTCTGGTTCGTCGCCCCCCGTCCGGGGATCGTGCTGCCGGAGGATTTGCCCGACGATATCGGTCTGCTAATCAAGGAGGACGGCAAAGCCCTGGGGAGGCTGGTGGAGGTCAAGGAGGCCAAAAGGCTCCAGCCGGTCATAGTCCGGCACTCGTTCGGGGAGGATTACATGGTCAGGCTGCTGGCCAGGCTTCTCCGATCGGCGTCGTGGAGGAAGGAGAAGTCGTTCCGCCGGGGGGCGGTGGCCGGCGCCTCCGCCGTGGCCAGTGCCATGCTGGAGGTGCTGAACAGCAAGGGAAAGATAGACGCCGAGGATTTAACGGACTGGCAATACATCATCGGAGGCATCAGGGACCCCAAGTTGGACGAGGACAAGGAGGACCCCGGCAATGGCGGATAACAAAAAATGGCTCAACACCGGCATGGCCGGCCCGGGGGAGGACTTCGAGAAATTGGGATGGGACGGCAATGTCAGGGTGCTGAGACGCAAGGGTTCGTTCTTCCTGGCGGACAACCACCACGAGGGGAGCCTAGCCTTCGGGCAGATGAGTGGCCTGCAGGTTTACGAGAAAACGGCGGACGGGAAACTCCGGCTGATAGCCACCTTCGAGGAGCGGGCCTACGCCGACTCGTTCATGGACAAGCTCGAGGTGCCGGCGAAGGCACCATAGGGAACGAGGAGGAATGGCCAAATGATCTATCTCGGAATGCGCGGCATGTTCGGACCGTCTGCGGATGCGACGGGTCGCCTGCCGTTGATGGCCCCGTTTCTCCGGATGGCGTCGACCAGCCTGCGGGATGTTTTCTTGGTGGCCGGAAGGTGCGAATGGGAGTTCGTGACCGCCTGGAAAGAGGACGGAAAAATGCTGGTGGAGTATGTGGAGGCGGGCGGAGTGCAATGGATGCTGTTTGAGGCGTTTCCGCAGCCGGAGGATGGCGATGGTGCCAGCAGGTACGGGCAGGGGACCGATCCCGTGCTCATGGCTCGGCTTTCCGCCGTGCTCATGGCTCGGCTTTCCGATCTACTCGAGTTATGCCGGTCCGGGGGGCACGACAAGACGGAAAGAGCACTGGAGAAATTGATGCAGGACATGATCCTCGAGGGGAGGAATGCTCCGTGAGGCAGGCGGGATTCGCCCGGGCGGTTTACGCCTTTATGAGGTTCAACCTGATGTCGCTCAGGTTCTGCTTATCGAATCGGATCCCGTTTTGCCCGGTGATGATCGGGAGAAGGATTTTCGGAATTTACCTTCGCTCGCACAGGGGGGTTATCCTGCTGGCACCGGATGCGGGCGACGATGTTTTCCGCCACGAGCTGGCGCACCATTTTCACGCCTGCCAGCTCTGGCCGGACTTCCGCCGGTCCCCCCACGGTTCGTATTTCATGGCGGCCGAGATAATCGTCGGCCAGTTTTTCTCGGGCAATAAACAGGGAGGCGAAAATGGTGGATGAGAAGTTGGCGGTTGAGCTTCTGGTCGGGATGCTGACGGCGATCAACGCCCTGCTGGTGCTGGCGGGGGTGGGGATTTTCTACCTGTCCCTGAAGCTCTACACCGAGTACAAAAAGGACCGGATGATGGACCTCCGGGCGGAGGGCGGAAAGAAGCCCGGCATCGAGGGATTGCTCCAGCTGATGGCATCCCAGGCGGGTCGCAGACCCCGGACCGCCCCGGCGGGGTCTCCGATGGCGGAACGCCCGGATCTCGCCGGCGAGCCGGGATGCAAGGCCGAGCCCGCCCCGGGCGGGGGCGAAAACAAGCCCGGCGGAAATTGAGATGACATTCTCCGATTTGGCCTCGTCGCTGACCGCCGAGCAGTACCGGAGGATAGCCATCCTCGGGGATCGATATCGTGCGTGGCTCGAGGCGCGGAAGCTCCTCGGCCTGCATCTGCCGACCCGCGAGGAGGTCGCCCGTCTACGTCGACGGACAGCATTCCCGCCCCCCTGAAAAGCCCGACGGCGTTTCCCCGAAAATCCTTCCGTCGTGGATATCCTCCAATTGGAGGATGTTTGACGATATATCGCATTCCGTAAGTAGGCCAGCCGAAGCAAACTCTCGGTCAAACAATTTCCGGGTCGCCCCCGGTGTCGGACTTGACTTGCTATTTGCAATAGGGGTAACATACCCTCAAGATGATGATGAAGGAAGCAAGGGGGATCAAAGGGGTGCATAATAAAAAGGAAGGGGGCGGGGATGCTCGGATTCATTTTGATCGGCGGGGTGGCGATGTGGGCAGTCACGATAATGATCGAAATAGCGAGGCATTAGAGGTTAACCTAAAACTCCACAATCGTGGAAAGGGGGGCAAGATGAAGTTATTGGTGGCGACGAAAGAAGGGCAGGGGAAACGGGCGAACGATTTTTCGCATGCGGGCGAAGGGGAGATTGTTCGGTTCGGAATGGAGTGCGATGGCGAAGAGGTCGATGGGGGCTGCGGATGTCGCCGGTCAATGTGCGGGATGTTGTCGGCTCGGGCAACCACCACGATGAAAGTGGACGACCTGCGGATTGACATCGAGAAACTCACTGACCTGATGGCGATTTCCCTCAAGCTCGGCGGGTGGGATGCACTTGTGGGCCGGGCCCGGGAGGAGGCAGAAGAACTGGTTCGGCTCGCCGACAAATTCCCGGTGGGTGCCATTATCGAGAAGCGGGGCGATCAGATTCAAACTCGTTAAAGCCGAAACGGGCGGGGGCTCCCCTGCCCGTCGAGCTCGATAACCCGGGTCGGGTTCCTGATGAGGCCACCGGGAGGGGAAAAGAAAGGAAGGGTAAAGGCATGGGAGAGATCGATTGGGAAAAAAGGACGAGGGACAGCTTGGTCGAGGATCGGGTCGAGCTGGTAAAGTTTGCGGATAAGCACCACCTCCGGCTGGATTGGCATGAGCCGGACGAGCAATCAATCGACGCCCGATTCACCGGCTGGCACTTGGACAATGCGATGGGAAACGACCCCCGGCACAACAGCGGGGAGATGACGGTGATCCTCAAGCATCTGGATTCGAACGGGAACGAGGATGACCGGCTGGAGATCAATCTGGCGACCCTGCTGGCCTTGGCCACCGAGCCGTACAGAGCAAACAAGGTTTAAAGCCGAAACCCCGGGGCTTCCCGGGGTCGGCCACGCCAACCGGGGGCGGGGCCCTGACGAGGCTACCCGGAGGGGAGGAAAGCAAATGGCAAATGTGAAGCAGGTGGAGATCAAGGGGCACGCACCATTCAACATTGCGGAGAACGAGAACGCATGCAAGGTGCTGGGGATGCTGAACGGTCCTGCTTTCGGGCTTCGCATCCAGTGGAACCTCAAGGCGATATCTTACATTCTAAACGAGTTCGGCGGGAAGACGGCGTTATACGGATTTGCGATCAGCGGGCAGGAGGCCCTCCGCACGGAGACGATTGACTGGATGGTAAACATGCTCAAACGGGGCGGTGCGAAGGTGGAGAGAAAGAAGGTGATTGACCTCGAGGCATAATCCGAAACCGGGCGAAAGTCCGGTCATCGCCAGCAACCGGGGTTGGCGGTCTGATGAGGATACCCGGAGGGGAGGAAAAAACATGGAAAACCAGGAAAACCAGGTGCAGGGAGCCGACGAGGTTCGGGAGAGGATGAAGGCGGACGCCGAGGCCAACAAGGCGGAAAAGGTGTGGGTGTTCGACGGCTCCGACTGGCGGGGTTGGCTGGGCGACGATAGCCCCGAGGCGTACCTCGAGCGGGGCAAAGCCATCTGCCGGTACATCTCGGACGACGCCAAGATGCACGAGGTGGCCAACACCCTCGGGGAAAAGCCGATGGCGCTGGTGCGGGACATTGTGAAAGGCTCCCCGGTGAGTTGCACCACCGGGGGGAAGAAGGGCGATATCGTCCGCCGGTTCGTGATCGGTGCCCGGGACTACAACCGAGGCATCCGGTGGGACCACGCCGAGTTGGTGGCCAAGGTTCTCGGGGTGATCCTTGGCATCGGCATCGATTACGAGGACGGGTGGGTTTGGGATTACGACCACGCTTGGCGGGACAACAACTGGAGAGGCAAGCTCGGGAACAGCAAGACCGACATCCTCGCCTGTGCGGTGGCCGAGGGTCTGGAGGATCAGGTGGTCGCCCTCCTCGAATGCACCAAGGAGCGGAAGCTCCACGACCTGCTCGGCGGGGATTTCAATCTGCGGATGAAGGTCAAATCGAAGGAGATGTTCCCGGCCACCCAGGAGAGCAATGCGGTGACCCAGGCCGACTACCACGGGGCGATTCCCATGCTGATCGAGAAGCTCCGGGAGTGGGGCCAGATCGTCATGGGGCTCATCCTCAAGGCCGTTTTCGGGGAGCTGGTCCTCGCCTACAACGGGCTGGACGAGCTTCTTTTCCCCGAGACCATGCGGAGCGGGCGGATCGGGCTCTCCAAGGCGGTGGCCCTCGACGCCGCCCGCCGGAGCCGGGAGGTTCTGGCCAGGAAGGGGATCGATGATCGGTGCTTGCAGGAGGCCGTGCAGTACCTCGAGTGGCTGGCCAGTGGCAAGGCCGAGCTTTACCTTTACAAGGAATAGTATGGATGCCGAAACCCGGGGGGATCCCCCGGGTCGTCGCCGGCAATTCCCGGACCGGCGGCCTGATGAGGCACCGGGAAAAGGGGGGCAGACAAATGGTTGACGAGGCGAGATGGTCCGACGGGACCGCCAAGGGCTTCAACGCCCGGTTTTTCCGGGCGGTGAACGGGATGCCCTGGACGATCCGGTGGTACGACCAGACGGGGGTCGTCCAGCTCGGGAAAACCCTGGCGGAGATCCAGATCGGCAAGGGCGACGATTACAAATGCTACTTCGGGTATCTGGTCACCCTGCGGTCCAAGACCAAGGGGGAGATTTCCCGGCATTGCTTTCGCTTTGACGAGTACCTCGGAAGAAAATACGAGGTCACCACGAACAACCCGCGGGACGAGTTTGCATGGAAGGGAGCACCCCCGCCGGACGAGATGGTGGACAGGATGGCCTCCGAGATACTTTGCTACATCTCGGAGTACGGATCCTGACGCCGAAACCCGGGGCTACGCCGGCCCCGGGTCCGGGTGGGAAACCGGCTCCTGCCCGCTGATGAGGCAGCCGGAGGGGAGGAATGGCAATGGCAAAGGCAAAGGAAATAGCAAAGTCGGAAAAGCTCCTGTTGGCGGACCGGATACTCGAGGAGGTCAACAAGAGGATCCGGAAAAGCAAGGAGGAGGGGTTTGTCACCTCCGTCGTCGCATCCGCCTACGCCGAGAACTATTGCAACGGGCGGGAGCAGGGGCTGTGCGTCAACTACCGGCTCTGGAGCTTCGCCTTCAGCGAGTCCCGGGGGGCGGACGACATCGTTGTCTATTCCGGGGAGGGGTTCCGGGCGCAGGGCAACTGCCCCACCGAGGAAAGCTACCGCATGGCCAGCTATTTCTCGGGCAAGGACAAGATCGGGCGGGCGGCGGACCATATCATGGACCTCCTGCACGCCAGGTTCGTCGTCTGCGAAAACAGGTAGGGGGCGGGGCAAAACCCGGCCTTCCCGGGGCTTTCGGAGCCCGGGAGGGTGCACCATAGGCATTGAAGGGAATTTCCACGATTGTGGAAAGGAGGACCGATGCAAAACAAGGGGAATTTGATCGAGGGCGGGGCCCTTATTGTCACCGGGTCCCACGAGATCGATCTGATAAGCATGGGCAAGTCCTGCCCCCTGCACGGGAAGCCCTGGGACGGCGATCCCCTGCTCGTCTTCGGAAAGGACAAAAACCCGGTCTGCCTCCTGGGGGAGAGGGCCTGCCCGAATTACGGATGGACCCGGGTCGAGGACGGGAGGGTCCAGACTCTCTGCTCCCTAGCCGGCCAGGCGGAGCCCGCCGGGGGAAAAAACCTTCATTTGCGGGTCGAGATCCGGGAGGCGGGGAAGGCCGATCCGGTGCAGGTGATCCGGCGCCCGTTGCCCGACTCCTTCAAAGATCAGATCGGCTCGAGGGTCCGCGGGAGCGGGACCAAGATTTACTCCTACGACATCATCGCCGGATCCATCGAACTGTTCGTCGAGTACGAGGACGACGCCCCGCCGGCGGCGGGAAAGGCGGGCGGGTGAGATGTTTGTCCTGATCCATACGACGGGCGGGCATTTCAAGTTTTGGGCGTGGGATGTCGAAACGCTAGGATCCGGAAAGGCGTCGGCGATTTTCCGGTGGGGCAGGATTGGAAGCGACGTGGATAATGCTCAAACGACGGACAAAGTTTTCCCAAACGAGTTCCAGGCCATAGATTATGCCCGGGCCAAGGTGGCAGAGAAGCGCAAGAAAGGATATGTGCACTATCAGAATGATATCTACGATCTCGTTGATGATGTGCGGAAAGGCGTGATCGCCCCGGGCAAGAGATACAGGCCGACGATCATTAGGACTTCGGAGGACGAGGGCGTCTATGACGACGGGGACGGGAACGCCGTCGATATCGGCGGGAACCCCATTCGGGATGTGTTTCCCGAGTCCATGCGCCAGGCTTTGGAATCCTACCGGAGGCTGGCCAACGAGAGGAATCAGAGCAAGGCCAAGGAGCGAAGGGCGCCGACGAAGCCGAAACGGTCCCGCAGGGCAAAGGCCCCCGATTCTGCACCGGTGGAGTCGAAGGTCATCCCCGGCAGGCCACTGCGAAAGATCGATTTATAAGGAGGAGAAAGATGAGAGGATATTTCGGGATCGGAATCGAGCACCCCAAGACGGGGCACAACATCGGAACCCTCTGGAGGTCCGCCCACGCCTTCGGGGCGGCATTTGTCTTTACCGTTGGCCCTCGGCGAGTGGACCCGCAGGGGTCGGACACCGTCAACAGCTGGAGGCACATCCCGCATTTCCACCTGGCAAGCCTCGAGGCCCTGCGGGATATCAACGCATACTCCTGCCCGATCGTGGGGGTGGAGATCGTGGACGGGGCACTGGACCTGCGGGCGTTCTCCCATCCGGAGAGGGCGATCTACCTGCTGGGAGCCGAGGACCACGGGCTGACGAGAGAGGCACTGGCCATGTGCCATGCGGTGGTGAGGATCGTCGAGCCCCGGGCATGCCTGAATGTGTCCGTGGCCGGGAGCATCGTGATGTGGGACCGGATGGCCAAAGGGCACCATAATTAGGGGATGCGAAATGGTGGATGAGATCATCGATTTGATTCTGATGGCACGGGCTTATCATGTGCTGGATCCCGTAAAGCACTATTTTCCTCGGGAAGATGCCGGGGTTCCGGTTTGTCCGGGATTCGCCATTAACCGATTCACATCGATTCGCCTATGGAATGAGGAGCTAATATATTATCCCGGCAACGATAGAATGGCATTGAGTAGGGCAAAATCGTTTGATTTCAGCGATCCCCAAAAGAGTACCTTGCCACCGGCGATCCCGAAATATATATGGAGTCGCACGATCAGGAGGAAAGGGAAATGATCCTCCGGTTCGACGGGGACACATTCTACCTGGAATCCCGCTACGAGGAGCGGGAGGTGATCAAGAAGGCCGGATTCCGGTGGGACAAGGACCTCAAACGCTGGTGGACCAAGGACCCGGATGTAGCCTTCAAGATGGCCAGGCAGGCAGACGAGGAAACGGGGGCAAGGCTCCGTGGGCTGGCCCAAAGCCGGGCGGAGTCGATTAAGGCCAGCAGGAGCGTGGGATCGGACTTCAACCCGCCGGCCCCGCCGGGGATGTCCTACCTGCCATTTCAAAGGGCGGGGATAGCCTACGGGCTGGCCCACCCGGGCGTCCTCTTGGGCGACGAGATGGGTTGTGTGGATGGGGAGGCGTTGGTGAATATTAACAGGGCAGGAAAGGGGTTTAGAGTTACGCTTGCCAAAGCCTACAGAAGATTCCACGGATTAGATCGGGGAAATTACAACTGGGACAAAAGCATCATCACCTACATCCGATCACTATGTGGAAAAGAAATTCATTTGAATAGGGTGATTGATATTGTGGACAAAGGGACGATGCCGGTATGTCGTTTGTCCCTTGCCAGCGGAAAAACCATCAGATTGACGCACGACCATGAAGTATGCACGAGGATCGATAATTGGGTTAGGGTTTTGGAATTGAATCATGGTGATACGGTTTTGACCAACGGAATGCTTCGATGTCGAAGATGCGGAGGAACCGATAGGGTATCCACCTACCCATACGCAAAATTCAGGGGATATTGCAGGCAATGCATGTACCGGTATTTGCGAACACAGCGGAATTGGAAGACGGGAAAGCATCTCGACAAAACTGGTTATGTCATGGTTTCCCGGCAATGGGATCATCCTAAACATGATTTGACGGGAGCAGTAAGGGAGCATGTGCTGGTGATGGAAAAACATCTTGGAAGACATCTTTTGCCCGGGGAGATTGTCCATCACATAAATGGGGATAGGCAGGACAACAGGCTGGAAAATTTAGAACTACATACCGCAGAATCTCACCAGCACCATCATGGAAAATTATCGTCATACCGTAACCTGCACGGAGGGATTAGGTGCGACGGATGGGAGGTTTGTTTTTATCCGAAAGAGGACTCGGTAGTCTCTGTAGAACCCGACGGAGAGGCCCATGTCTATGATGTGGTTTGCGAGGATCCGCACAGGAATTTTATAGCCAATGGAATTATAGTCCACAATTGTGGAAAGACAGTGGAAGCTCTTGGGATCATAAATGCCCTGCCCGAGTCCGAGGCCCGGAGGGTGCTAGTCGTCTGCCCCGCCTCGCTAAAGATCAACTGGGCCCGGGAGGCGGAGAGATGGCTGGTCCGGCCAAGGCGGATAGAGATCGCCATCCCGTTGTTTTTCCCGCAGCATAGGGAATTCGTCATTTGCAATTACGACATCCTGGCTAGGCACCATGATGCCATCCGCACCCAAACCTGGGATGTTTTGATCGTAGACGAATGTCATTACCTTAAGTCCCCCCGTGCACAAAGAACACTCCAGGTCGTGGGGGGGAGGGCCAAGAAAAAAGAGAAAGGCAAGCTGGGGGAGAAGTTTGATCCGATCCCCGCCAGGCGGAGGCTGTTCCTGACGGGCACCCCGATTCTCAACCGGCCCGTGGAGCTGTGGACCATTGTCCACGCCCTCGCCCCGAACGAGTTCGCCGACTTCTGGAAGTTCACGGGGCGGTATTGTGAAAGGCACCAGAACCGTTTCGGGTGGGATATGAAGGGGGCATCCAATCTGGAAGAATTGCAGGAAAAATTGAGGGCATCGGTTTTAATCCGCCGGCTGAAGTCCGAAGTGCTGTCCGAGCTACCTCCCAAACGCCGGCAGATCGTCCCCGTGGACCCGGAGGGGTGCGAGGGCGTGATCAAGGCGGAGAAGGACGCCTACAGGCGCCACGAGGCGGAGGCCGAGGAGCTTCATCTGCGGGTAGAGGCGGCGAGGGCGTCGGACGACCCCGGGGATTATGAGAAGGCGGTGGACAAGCTCAAGGAGGCCCAACAGACGGCGTTTGCGGAGATGGCCATCCTCCGGCACGAGACGGCCCGGGCCAAAGCCCCGCGGGTGATCGAGCATGTCAAGGAATGCCTCGAGGAGGAAGGCAAGATAGTTATATTCGCCCATCATCTGGATGTCATTGAAACGATAAAGAACGCTTTCCCGGGCGAGGCTGTCGCCCTGACCGGGGAGATGGGGATAGACGAGAGGCAGGCGGCGGTAGACCGGTTCCAGAAGGATCCGGCATGCCAGGTGTTTGTGGGGTCGATAAAGGCCGCTGGCCTAGGGATCACCCTCACCGCCTCTTCCCATGTGGTGTTCGCCGAGCTGGACTGGGTGCCGGCGTCAATCAATCAAGCCGAGGATAGGTGCCATCGCATCGGAGCCGTCGGGAGTGTCCTAGTCCAGCATCTGGTGTTCGACGAGTCGCTGGACGCCGACATGGCCAAGATGCTCGTGGCGAAGCAGGCGGTGATCGACCAGGCACTGGATGACGGCGAGGCCAAGAATGCACCATAGAAACAGAGGAGGATGATCATGGGCAAAAGGAAAAAGAAAGGACTGGACCTCGAGGCATTGCTCCGGAGCGTCGGGGACATGCGGGTGATGGCGGATTTCATCATCGAGGACTTCCGTGATTTCGGATTCAGGGCATGGATATCCCGCTTCTCCGCCGTCCAGGCGAGGCTAGGGGCGGACCCGGAGATCGAGCTCCATGTGTCCTACGAGGGGATGGTCGAGGGGAATGTGGTCTCTGTTTCCTGGCTCATGGAGCACGAGGCACCGATGGCCGAAATGATCGAGGGCAAGTTGCAGATGCCGGATTATGGCATAACCAATGCGGAGTGCATGGACCAGCAGATCATGGCCATCGTCGATCACTTCGAGCACAATTACGGCATGCACCCCACGCCGTGGCTCGGGGGGGTGCTTGCGATCACAGAGGACAAGATAAGATATTAGGGGGGAACGAAAGGAGACAATCCATGCCGTGGAAAATTAGGGATGTGAACTATGTCCGCATCAGGCGAGACGGAACCATCGAGGTCTATCCGCTGGACGACAAGGAGCCGATGGAGCTCTTGAAGCCGAAGGACATTTTGATCCAGACGGAACAGAACTCTTACCGCCCCGAGTCGTCCTACAAGGACCTGCTCGGGACGGTGCTTTAGAAAGGGGGATTTGCCGGCGTGAGGATGCTGGTCCACACCACTGCAGGGCATTTCAAGTTCTGGGGGTGCGAGGTGTCCGGTGCCAGAGGCCCGGGATCGGTCGGGCACCGGGCGAGGTTTGTCTGGGGCCGGATCGGGATCCCGCAGGCTTCGGCGCAGATCACAGAGAAGGCCTTCTGGGGGGAGGGCGAGGCGATAAATTATGCCCAAAGCAAAAAGCAGGAAAAGCAGGCCAAAGGATATCGGGAACTGTGCTTCGGACCCGAGGAGCTGTGCTTCGAGGCACTTGCACGAGCGATTCGCAACGGCGGTCTGGCTCCCGGGCAATTATGGGAATTTGCACCTTATGATTGCTCCTCCCTTCAAGAAAGATCAGGCAGGACAATGACCAATCCTGCCTCCTCCTTATCCGTGGTCCTAGAGGATATGGGTAGCACGACATCGAACCATTTATATGTTTCGATGGGGGGCGAAAGGACGGCCAAAGGAAAGGGGCGAAAGGAAACGGGCAGAAAGCCGGCCAACGGTGGAAAGCCCAAGACCGACCCCGAGGAGTCCAAGGTGATCCCGGGCAGG